GTAGATTCGAGCTTGATTTGCTTACCAATTGGCTGCCAGTTTGGAGGTGATCCGCTTGGAGCGGCATCGTATTCCGGCTGAACAATCATGTATCCAGACGCACCGTTGATGGGTTGCAACTTGAATGTTGCTCTCAGGCCATAAGTGCCCGCAGCGCGTGCTGCTTGATAGATACCCAGCGCCGGAACCACATACCAAGTTCCACCAGCAAGCCACTGCTGACTTACTTCAACGTCGTTGAATGGTCCGCCATCCTTGGAGATCGCGAATTTGTACTTGACCGAAGTGCCCTTGATGTCACCAGTCTTTGTGTCCTGCTTCATCAGTGACGGGATCGACATGATGACCCGCACATAGTCTGCTTCTGAGTTCAGCACGGAGAATGTGACCGGGACATCCTTCTTTACTTGCACATTGACCACGCTAGGTGATTCAACGGTAGAGAAGTTCGGCATCGACTCTTGATCTTGAGTGCCCACTCTCTCATCCCAGCTTACGCCGGAGAAGTTGTAAGAGCCGTCTTCGTTCTGAAGCACCGTCTCGTCTAGGAAGATGGACTTAGCACCGTTCACAAGACCGCCAATCTCGCCCTCTCCCAGCAGATCGAGCACCGAAACCATTGCGCGTGAGCGAAGGCTGTCAGGGTCTTCGACTGCAGCCCGGCCACCTCCACCACCCTTACCACCGCCGCCAGCACCGCCAATCACCGGATAGGTTTCACGATGACCGCCGTTATGTACCCTGATGCCATCAGCGATGAATGTGTGGTTCGGGAAGACTGTCAGGTTGTAGACCTCTTCATGAGCGACTACTTCCATGCCCAAAATCGGGCGAAGGTGACCCATGCCGTCAACGAGCGCGTCATGCTCTGACAACGTGCCCATTTCGACGAAAGAGTTGTACTGGTTCAACACCCAGTGATTAGGGGTGATGTAGAACCTGCCGCGCCAGAAGCGAACTTCAAGAATTGGTTGCGGGTCAGTATGTACGTGCAGCTTGACGACTTTAGCCTTCTGAATTTGTCCATTCTCATCGAAAGAAAGGACTTCATCGCCCACGTTCAGCTTCTCAATCGCAATCGTGCGACCGCCCTCAAGCTGTACCTGAGTACCCTTTCTGAAACAACCGCCAGCACCACCAATTACTTTTTCCATCTCTTAAACCGGAATATCGTCAATCGAAAGCTTCGCAGAAATTGCTTGAGAACCAACAAGCACTCGCCCATAGATAGGCGGAACTGCTCTGCCCTGCTCTTGCGTATTTACAGCGCCGTTAAAGAAGTGACTGTTTGTCGTGCTTCCAGAACCATCCCTCTTCTTACCTGTGTTGGGCGTAATCAGCGCTTCAATAACTCCCGAAATAACCATCGACCAACCCATCTTCAACGCAAGCGCATTTCCGGTCATAGTTCCGTAGACGATCAATGCGACTCCAATAACCGCCTTGATAATGCCGCCAGCGCCCGCAATCAGCGGAATGAAGCGAATACTCTCAATGTTGTGAGTTGTCCCGAAAGTGTCGCTATCAAGTGCCTCGTGCTTGCACCCAGACTTCTTTACTACAACGCGGTAGCGCTCATATATCTTGAGGTTCTGCTTGATCCAAGTGAATAGATTGCCAACGTTCGCATTGATAATGCGCAGGGCTTCAGACGGAGTATTAGCCGCAAGCTCCCACTCACGACCAAACTTCTTTCCCATTGGACCTTCGAGATATACCTTTGTCAGCATTTAGAAACGTGCCTGATGTGCATCACCGTGTGCTTATGCCAATAACCCGAGTACATATCTTTCTTCGAAAGTCGGTTATGGCAGTGGTGGAGAATCTGATCATTCCCGACGTACATAGCGACGTGATTAATGATCGACGCAGAGTTTTGAATCAAGAACAGGTCACCGACCTGATATGAGTCATCAGTGACTAACTTGAAGCCTGCATTCTCCCAATTCTTACCAATTACGTCAATTCCTTTTAGCCAGAAGAATTCAACGCGATTGAAGTCCTCAAGTTCGATTTCAAACTCTCTCCGGTAGTAATCCCGAATTACAGCCCAGCAATCAAACACGCCAAAAACGTACGGCCTTCCCTCATAGGGCGCTTCATATCCACTTGGTTCGAGTTTGTACGGTTCGCTCGTGACGAATCCATCTTCGGTCTTGCAAACTGAAGTGATGAACCAAGGCATCTGATGCATCTCACAGTCTTGCTTATCAGCCTCTGTGGGCGTATTTGGGATGTCGATATGGGAATGCCACACCGCAACGATTTCGCCCGCTTCAACGGCCTCTGCGTAGCTCTTAGGGTCTATCAGAAACTGATGTTGAGGGTACGCAGAAATATTCCGACACTCGATCAGTCGTGACTTATTGCCACTTGCCACGATGAGGCCGCATGCTTCCAGCGGGTAGCGCTGAATTGCGATGGAATTCATCGCTTCAAGAATGTGCTTATCCATACCGCTTCAGTCCGGGGAATCCGCCAAATGGCGTTTGGTTTGCACCGTTAAAGCGAAGCCTGCAAGAACGCACTCTTTTCCCGCACTTGTCATCGCCCGCACTACTGACAGGTTGATCAAGCTCATCGAAGTATTGCGTACCCGTATAGCCGCAACCTTCCCCTCGATACTTCCAGACGCATGTGTTTTGGATCATCTGTCGGGATGGGAGCATTACGCCGGCAATGTCCAGTGCAGATGCCAGTTCCCACTCGATCACGTACCTGTTTTCAGTGACTTTCTGGTCAATGATCCACATATCGTCTTCAAAGTGCTGGTTTGGGTCCGCTTCAGCGTTACCACCCGGAAAGTTCACAGCGTCCAGAAAGCGTGCATACGTTCTCTTTCTGATCAACTTGCAGCCAACCAAGTCATCTTTGTCTCGAACCTCTACGGAGAACATTCCATCAATGTTTGCGACTCTCAGCTTTGGCCGAGGCAGAGTACCCTTCGACGTAAGTTCAAAACCTTCCGCCTCAATAGGGAGTGGGTAGTATGTGACCCCCTGCCAGACAATAGGTTGATTTGCCTGCGTGATGCCTGAATGAAAGTAATGAATTTCACCCGGCGCAATGTTCGTCATATCGATTACGAAAAGCGTAATCAGCGCGGAAGGGCTGAGCGACTGGATTTCTGATTCTATAGTTGCCATTAGACTTCGAACTCACGCTTGAATGTCGCTGAGATGGCAATATGCCCACCCTTCATTTGGTCTGAACTCCATTTTGTGCAGACGTAGTAACCCGTACGATTGAGCGGGTTTGTCCACTGAAATGACTTAGAACCCAAATGTCTTTCGAAGAATTCGAGAATCAACAAACCCTTAACCCGAGTAGTCGTGAACTTAACGTTCCAGACATCGGGCAGGTTATTCAAACCTACGGGCGTTCTTTCTGAATACCCGTCCCCAAACTCAATCACATTCACCTTCGGTTCTACCGACATCTGCGATGAGATGTCGGGATACCAACTGAAGACTTCTCTTGCCATACGTCACCCGTGACTTAACTGTAAAGCATGCCACCCGGCCGCTTCTGTTTTACCAATTCCTCCCGAACCACCGCAGTGATTCGATCAGTCATTTGCTTGTAATCTTGTGCGCTCTTGCCAGAGGACTTCACCGACTCTCCACTTTCGGTGATGTTGACTTGAATCGTGACGTTGTCGCCCGATCCGCCAGTCATCGTCACAGGGATAGAACGACCATCAGGCAGCGGAACAAACGCCTCATTCATTCTTCCTTCGCCGAAAAGCGCGAGTTGAGGGCTGGACGCAATCCCGCCCTTGGCGTACTTCTTCAAAGGCAGCGAACCGGAGCTGGACATGATCCCGCCATCCTTGAACTGAAACCAGTCCATAATCGAGCCACCGGCGTCAGACCAACCATCAACACCACCAGAAGCATTCATCGCGATCAGGGCAGATGCAGCGGCAGTTGCAGCGGTCGTCAATGCTACGAGTGACGCTGTTGCAAGTGATGTGACAGTGACTTCAGTAGTTCCTGCAATTGCCTGCTGAACCAATGAGGAAATCACGTTTCGATCAATGGTCAGACCCATGCTTTGCAACGCAGCAGACGCAGCATCAACCTTCGCGTTGAACTCTTCGGTGCTCATATTCGTCTTCGAGCCACCAGCTATTGTGCTGAGCGCGCCACCAAAACTGCCAGCATTGATGCCGATAATCTCCTTCATCTTCTGACCGATACTGCCAAAAACGTTATTCACGAAATCGGCGTAGTCTTTCTGAAGGTTGATTCTCAGTGCGTCGGTCAGCATCTGAACGATGAATTCCTTGACCTTGAAACCTTGACCTGTCATGCCGCTGACGAGGTTGTCGATGAACGAACGACCCCAGTTTGCGGCAGCGCTGTTGATCTCGATATCGAAGTCTTGCTTCCACTGGCGAGTCATTTGACCAAGCGCGCCCTGTTCGTCGCGCATGCGAAGCTCTCTCAGTGCCGCAAGCTTTTGGTCACGCTGCTCAATGAGTCGAACGTACTCTTCGCTATTCTGTGAAAGCGACTGAGTCTGTCTGGCGTATCCGTCCTGAGTGCGCTTGATCTCACGATCCCAGTAGCGCCGACGCTGCTCAGATTGGCTCAACAGGGAGTCTTGAAGTGCCTGAACCTCAAGCTTGTTGTCAGCGAAGTAGTTGTTTGCGTCAGCCCTTGCCTGCTTACTGCGCATATCATTCGTAACATCGCTGTTGCGTTTTCTGATCCCCTCTTCCGTAATGCCAGCCGCACTGAATTTCTTTGCCAGTTCGGGATCAACCCGCTCAAGCTCCTTCAGAAAGTCGATGAAGGTAGCCATTGAACTATTCAGTGCCGCAATCTCACGCTCAACAGTTCGCATGCCCTCAGACATCTTTGCGCCATTCTCACCAGCGCGCTCCATAGACATACTGAGGTCGGCGTCAATGCGCGCACCCATCGTGCGAGTCTTCTCATTCAGAGAGTCGTACGTCTGAGCGACTTCACGCAAGAAGTCGGCGTTGATTTGCGGCTTCAGATCATCCATTGTGATCTTTCTGCGCTTCTCTGTTGTTTTGCCGTTCTTGTCTGTAGTCTTCGTGATTTCGTCTGGGTAGAAGCCATCCTCAAGCATCTGCTCGTACTTCTTACGGATTTCCTCTCTGATACCCTCTGCTGTACGAGCGCCTTCAAGCAGGTTCGACATACGCTCGATCACACGCGCGTTCTCACCTTCCGCACGGGCTATCATCTTCGTCAGACTGTTTTCAACCTCGACACCGGGCTTCTTCTTTGACTTGCTTTTGTCCTTATCCTTGCCAAATCCGATATCGTTGGGTGCGGTGACAGTCTTCATTGAATTTTCAAGACCGGCGATATATCCGGTCATGATGTCTTCACTTGCCTTGTTGATCGCGTCTTCCGAAAACCCGCCACTCTTCAATTCTGCAGAAAGGCGTTTCAGCTCACGCTTAGCAATCTCGCGGCGCTCTGCAAGACTCGTTGTGGTTAGATTTGTGATCGCTTCATCATAAGCCTTTACAGCGCTCTTATCTCCTGCCTTATCCGCTTCATCTCTAAGCTCTCTCAACTTCGAAATGTCTTGACCGAAGCTCAGACCCTTTTCTGCCGACAAAGTGGCTTGCTGAAAGCGATTCTTAAAACCTGAAACTTGCTGTTCGAATTCATTTGCATTTACCGCAAGCTGAGCATTTTCAATGTCCTTAACAATCGAAACGCTTTCCGCCTTAAGCGACTTCAATTCAGATTCTGCTTGAGATTTTCTACTATTCAGGCGCTCCAATGCGTTCTCAGCAGCCCTCTTATCCGCACCAGCGGCTGCACCATCAACTCGCTTCTGAGCAAGCTTAATCTGACGATCAAGGTCGGCAAGTTGAGACTCCTTCGATCTAACTGCATTTGGAATCTCTTTCTGTCTTTCTTGTTTCGTCTTCAGATCATCTACTGTAGCCTGACCGCGCTCGATCCGGATACTTCGTTCCTTCTCTTCGTTAGCGCGCTTTGCTGCACCCGCAATCTTATCCCAAGCGAAAGCAATTGCTTCAAGCGCAAGAACAACTGCACCAGAGAACAAGACGATCTTACCAATCTCCTTAACGAACCCGAATGCAGCGATTTTTGCGGCATCTACTGCTGCCGCTGCCTTGTTGTAGCCACCAATTTTCTTTTCGAGCGCAGCAGCTTCACTCTCATGCTGCGCGACCTTGTTCTTCAGGATCGAGATGTGCTCAGAGTCAACTTTTGCCGCATCTTGAATTGCCAGCTTTGACCTTCCCGCTTCGCGTACCAGCGCCTGATGCTGTTTGATCTCCTGATCAAGAACTTCAATCTTTCTGAAGATCGAGGCGCGCTCTTGCTCGATATCAGCAATGCGCTGCTTAGCGCCCTTCTGCTTAGCCCGTGCAATCTTCTGTTGGGACTCTTCATACTCAAGATCGAGAATCTTCAAATCCTCAATCTGTTGCTTCTTGTCAGCGATTGCCACAAGGCTTGAGTTACGCTTGATTTCTTGCGTTCTCAGAGCCTCTTCCCGAATCTTCTGTTCAGCACTCAAAGTCTGATCAATTGCGAGACGGGTTTGATCGATATCTGCTTTTGCTCGCGCCGCTTTTTCTTGTGTAGCTTTCAGGTTACCTTCAATCGCCATTCGTTCAGCGGCGGCCGCAGCGAGAGCGGCGTCACGAATCTGACCGTAGCGAGCGATGATTGAATTCATTCCATCGCGAAGCTGTCCGCCTGCCCAAATGACGGCGACGGCCTTGCCTACCATGATGATCTCGTCGCTGTACTGAGAGATTACGCGAACGAAGGCGGCGACATTACGAGTCGCTTCTGCGAGAGATGCACCAATGCTTCGCGCGAATTCAACACCATCCTTTGATTCGAGGTAGCTTGTAAGCTCGCCAAACTGCTGAGTGAGAACATCAAGAAAACCCTGACCAGCGATCTCCTTCTGAAACAGTTCGAACGATGTTTTCAGACGTGACAGAGCGCCCGGATAGGTCTCCATCATCCGCGCTGCTGAACCTCGCGCATCGATCTCCATTTGCACGAACATCTTCTTGAGCGCCATTTCAGAGCGCACCGCGCCCTTACTTACCTGCTCAGTCAG